GGGCAATCAGAAAACGATGCACAGGGTAACACTGAGAGACAAGTTTTTATATAAGTTTGGCTGGGATGACAGGAAGCTATGTGCCAAAAGATTCAACTCATATGTTCGCTGCATGATCAACAATGGGACACTGACTATTGATACGTCAGGTGGTACACCCAACGCTCTACTAGTGCGTACCCACAATCAGTTGCCAGCCCCAAGGCCGTGGGCATGAGTGGCAACAAGGTATCATCCCCCCGTCACTACACGCAGTGGGCCGTACAGCCCATCAATTTCATCATGAAAAACAGTATGGAGTTCTGGAGGGGCAACATCATTAAGTATGCCGCTCGTGCAGGGTCCAAGACCTATGACGGCCTAACTGAGGCCGAGTCTGAGATTACAGACTTAGAGAAATGCATCCAGTATTGCACCTACCGAATAAATATACTTGAAGGACTAGAACCCAATGAATAACACGGTAAGAAACGACTTCGGACCATCAATGAGCATCTCTGAGGAGATCCATAAGATGAAATACCGAGGCCCCAACGAGACCTTCAAGGAGGCCATGACCAGGGTAGCTAATGCCCTGGCTGACGATCCCCCACACTTTGATCAGTTCCGTAGCATATTGTACCACCAGAGGTTCCTACCTGCAGGTCGTGTCCAGAGTGCTATGGGAGCACCGAGGGAGGTGACACCATATAATTGCTTTGTGTCCCCCACCATAGAAGACAGCATGGATGGCATCATGGCGGCTGCTACCAACGCAGCTAAGACGATGCAGATGGGTGGAGGCATAGGTTATGACTTCAGTACCCTGAGACCACGAGGTGCCTTGATCAAGAGCCTGGACAGCAAGAGCTCAGGCCCTATCTCCTTCATGGGGATCTTTGACGCTGTCTGTCGTACTATCAGTTCAGCAGGTCACAGACGTGGCGCCCAGATGGGTGTACTACGAGTAGATCATCCTGATATTGAAGAGTTCATCAGATCCAAGAACAACTCTACTGAGCTCACTGGTTTCAACATCAGTGTTGGAGTAACCGATGAGTTCATGGCTGCAGTTAAAGCTGATGCTGCCTTTGATCTCAGGTTTGAGGGCCAGGTGTACAAGACTGTAAGTGCTACAGCCCTGTGGGATGAAATCTTACGGAGCACATGGGACTACGCAGAGCCTGGTGTCTTATTCATCGACAGGATGAACCAAAAGAATAACCTAGGCTACTGTGAGACCATTGCGGCTACTAACCCATGCGCTGAACAGCCGTTGCCACCTAATGGTGCCTGTCTGTTAGGATCATTCAACCTGACACAATACATCACAGATGACCCATTCACTGATCGTCTGGACTTTGAGTGGCACAAGCTCCAGGAGGACATACCTGCAGTAGTACGGGCGATGGACAACGTGGTTGACCGTGCGATTTACCCCTCTGAGGCCCAGGAGAAAGAAGCCAAGGACAAACGTAGGATGGGATTGGGTATCACTGGCCTAGCTAACGCTGGCGAGGCATTAGGCTACGAGTATGGATCACCTGATTTCATGAGGTTTACTGCAGCGGTCATGAAGTGCATCAGAGACAAGACCTACATGGCCTCAGTGGCCCTGGCATCAGAGAAGGGAGCCTTCCCACTGTATGACCACAGGTATCTCAACAGTGGCTTCGCTATGACGCTCCCACAGTACGTCAGGAGGGCCATTGAACGCAACGGGATCCGCAACAGTCATCTACTGTCTGTGGCACCAACTGGAACTATCTCCTTGGCGGCAGACAACGTGAGCTCAGGGATAGAGCCAGTGTTCAGGCATTGGTATGAACGCACGATACAACTGTTTGATGGACCCAGGACTGAGCGTGTGGAAGACTATGGGTATGCCAAGTGGGGTGTCAAAGGTAAGACATCCAATGATCTCTCAGTGTTTGACCATGTGGCTGTCCTTAACCTGGCGAGTGAATACGTGGACTCTGCATGTTCCAAGACCTGTAACGTAGGTGACGATGTGACCTGGGAGGAGTTCAAGGATGTCTACATGAGGGCATACGATGGACGTGCGTCTGGTTGTACGACATTTAGGGCTGCTGGCTTAAGATACGGCGTGTTGAATGCCTCAGAGGAGGGAGGCGGGGAGGCTTGCCTCTTCGATCCAGCTACTGGGCAGAAGACCTGTGAGTAGCCATTCGTTGAGCTCCAAGCGCAGATACCCAGATCCTAAGAGGTTCGAGCGCAAGCTGTTTAAGGTAGGCCACATGACATTTGAGACCATTAGCCACCCAACTGATGGTCAAACCTTTGCACTAATACCTCACATGGCTCATGAGGCTAAGAACAAAAGGCCACTCTTCAGTGGTCATATCAACAAAGGTATGGCTAATGAGTTACGATTGTTAGCCCTAGAGATAGCTGAAATGGAACTACTATTGAAAGAGGGGTGAACTATTTGGGGAAGGAACTGAGGGGCCCCAGACCCTATAAACTAAGGGTGGAGCGGTATGACCCCCCTAATGAAGAACTACAGTCATGACGATGGCGTCGTAGACTGACAGAGTTAACCAGGTACAACATGATGAAACCTGACTTAAGAGTGCTTCCTCCCGACACATACTTAAGGTTGGACGTACAGAATGTTGTACCTGGTTAGAACCACTTGTGGTAAGGAGCAATGAGGTTGAAGACTAATAAAGACCATCAGGTGAAGCTACAGCCTACAGAGGACACAACTTTAAGACATTCGTTTGGTATGTCTCTAGGCATTGGCCTCGGTCAAGCTGGTGCAGACTGGCAGTGGACTATAGATGACGACTTCGTTGTGTCTAAAGGTAAACATGAGTGTGACTGTGGTAAAGACAGGTGTGATTGTACTTAGGTGGAACTTTAGGTGTAAGACTTTAGGTCCCGATTTGTAACTAAAAGAACAAGCCTTATCCTAATAAATTTCCTGTATGGTTAATCTAAGGTCTACATTAGTACCCTTCGATTCTTAGGTTTGTCTGAGGGATATGGTATCCCCCGTCAGCTAACCTATTGTTAATCAATGGTTAACTAATGAATGACCTATGATCACGGGTCCCATGCCCTCGATTTGACCCCCCAGTACCCTTAGAAATCAATGGCTTTCAAAAAGAGAGCTAAAGGTCGACCGTTGTTGTTGTTGTCTCACCTTAGTCAACTGAGGCCCACCCCAGTACCACGAAGGGTCTTTCCGTACCCCCCGTCCAAAAACGAGGCCCCCTATGTCCCTTTCGTTCTCCTGTAGTACACCTAGATCTCCAGACAACTGTATCCAGGTTCTCCCCTCCCTCAATGTCTACTTTATGACCAGCCACCATAAGACCCCCTCTAGAACCCGTCTGTCTGACCTGGAGTTCTCTTGGCTTGGGTTTGCCCTGTGGCTCCACTTTAAGTCCTCCCAACACTAGATAGGATCACCCGTCATGGCCCTCGAAACTGGCACGTACATCAATAGCCTCGTCGCAGCTAACCCTGCCGCAACCGATGGTCTAGCCCAGGCCGATGACCACCTTCGTCTGATCAAGAGTACAATCAAGAGTACCTTTGCCAACATAGACGCCGCCGTCACTTCCAATGAGGATGACCTAAACATCTTGTCTGGGGCCTCTGCCGCTGGCGTCACAAGCACTGAGCTTCAGCATCTTAATGGTGTTACTAGCGCGCTGCAGACGCAACTTGCAGCCCTTACGTCATCAGTGTTCCTAGTTCCCACAGGTGGTATAATTCTGTGGTCTGGAGCCACGAGTGCTATCCCCACGGGTTATGTCATCTGTGATGGGACCAACAGTACCCCTGACCTCCGCGATAGGTTTGTCGTTGGCGCTGGGCCTACCTACGCTGTAGATGCCACAGGTGGTGCAGCCACAGTTACCCTGACGGAGGCCAACCTCCCAGCGCACACTCACGTAGCTACATCAACAGTCACAGACCCTGGCCACGCTCACCAGTACACTGTGTCCACAGGATCAGGTGGCATTGGTGAGAGCGCCCGTGATGCAGAGATTGACACCAATGGCCTCACAGAAAGCTCCACCACTAGCATAACGGTGGCTACATCCAATGCTACCACAGGTTCTGGTACTGCCCATGAGAACCTCCCCCCGTACTACGCCCTAGCGTACATCATGAAGACAGCATAAGGGGGTCATCAGTATGTCAATATTACCTGTGCGGAACCTAGGTAACGCAGGTGTAATCACTGATGTTGACCCCTTCAATCTTCCCTTCAATGCCTTCACCCGTGCTAAGAATGTGTCTTTTGATGGAACCAACATTAAGAGATCCCCAGTCTTCCGAACAGCGTTAGACCTAAGCTCCATCAGCCCCACCTTCGTCTTTGGTCTCTTCAGTAACACGAGCTACGACAGCATCCTCGTTGGCACCAGCAACTATAGTATCCATGAGTATACATCAGGTGGGACCCTCGCCATCAAGCACACTGGGTCAGCAGGGGCCACTACACAGGCCTACACTGGCACCACTTTGTCTAATGTTTCTTATGTCAACCGAGGTGACCAAGCTCCTCTCTACAGACTGCCAACCCAGACATCCTTCACTACCCTTGCTAACTGGACATCTGGTCACAAGTGTGCATCGCTCAGATCCTACAAGGATTTCCTGGTAGCTCTAGACATAACTGAAGGGTCCACCACGTTCCCAACTAGGGTACGCTTCTCTGATGTTGCTTTAGCCAATGCGGCCCCCAGTAGTTGGGATGCCACGGACACCACCAAGTCATCTGGGTTCAACGACATAGTTCAAATGAATACAGCCATAGTCGATGGATCTACCCTAGGTTCCAACTTTATTATCTATAGCCGCGATCAGGTTTGGCTCATGGAGTTCGTGGGGGGAACTTTCATCATGAACTTCCGCAAGCTCTTTGATGACTGTGGAGTGATCAATCAGAACTGCATAGTGGAGGTCGAGGGACGTCACTACGTCTTTGACAGAGATGACATATACACAACTGATGCTGTCTCCCGTCAGTCAATCTGTGATGGACGTGTCAGGAACTACATATTCAACTCTATAGATACTACTAGTACATCCAAGTGCTTCACGTACCACAACGATGTAACCGAGGAGATCTACTTCTGCTACAGGTCAGCCGATGATATGGCTGAGTTCACAAGTGGATCCGAATGTAACCGTGCCGCTGTCTTTAACTACCGACACAACAGTTGGTCCTTCATGGATCTGCCCAACTTGATTAGCATCACAACTGCCAACCTGAACAACGTAGACACCTACGCAAACTCAACTCTCACCTATGACACCACAGGTGGCACATTCCACGGTCAGTCTGATAGTTACTCTCGTCACCCTATCTGCATATCTCTTCAGAACACTACAGATGGACTGGCAGACAATCAAATGCTCGCGCTTGATCATACAGATGAGAATACTCAAGTTGCTCTACCTTTGTATTCTGCAGCGACCAAGGGTATCCATCTAGAGCGCATCGGTCTGGACCTCGACCAAGAGCTTGGTGCGTCGATAGACACCTATAAGACGATCCGTAGGATCCTCCCCCAGATCTCTACCCTCTCTACAGACAAGACGTTCAACTTCACGCTAGGTTCATCAGATATTCCAACCTTGTTGCCCACCTACACTGCCCCTCAAACCTTCGATGTTAGCACAGACTACAAGCTCGACACCCGTGAATCGGGGCGCTACCTGAGCTACAAGATTGACGCCAGCACTGTGGTCAAGGACTTCACCATCAGTGGCTTTGATCTGGACCTAGTCCCTGTAGGTCGGAGGTAACTCAAGATGGTAGCAAACACAGTCACAGACCTTGTCGTTAACCAGTACATCAGACAACCCGTCCCACGGAATCCCGAGGGGATGAATGTCTATCTGTCAGGGCAACTCCAAGAGATAGAGAACTCAATGAAAACTGTGGGCGAGGGTAGTCTGCAGGTAGTTGATCAAGCCCCATCCCGTCCTCTCAAAGGAATGCTCAGATACGCCGTGACCCCGTGGGATCCACTAGCGAGTGGCTTCCAGGGTCTTGTGGTCTACTCAGGATCTGCATGGCTGAGAGCCAGTGATCCAGAGGGATCTTTGGCTACGCTAGAGGGGACAGTTACAACTCTGAGTTCTAACCTCAGTACTAACTATTCAACCACTGTGACCACTAATGCTGCAATCGCTAGTGCGACTACGGGTCTTGCGTCTACGTCTTATGTAACAAGTGCTCTAGGTTCCTACACCAACACTGCAACTTTGAACTCAAACTTCTACACAAAGACAGACGCCGATACAGCAATTGCTACAGCCGACACGGCCCTAAGCACTACTGTTGGTAACACCTACGCAACCATCACAAATACAACTGCAAGCATCGATGGCATTGAAGCCAAGAACACTGTCAAGATTGACAACAATGGACACATAAGTGGCTATGGTCTCATCAGTACTGCCAACACTGGGACACCTACAGCAACTTTTAGTGTGGCAGCGGACGCCTTCAAGATTGGCAACCCTGCCAGTGCTTCGACAGTCACACCCTTCTCAGTTTACACGACAAGTCGGACTGTAGATGGCGTCACAGTTCCAGCGGGGACCTACATAGAGAACGCTTATATTACTGCAGCAAACATCAAGACACTGAATGCCGATACAATTACCGCTGGCAACCTCAGTGCCTCACGTCTGACCCTTGACGGGTCTACAATCACAGCTAATGGATCAGGTCAGCTTATCGTTGCAGATGGGGGTGTAGCCACAGACAAGATAGCTGCTGCTGCTGTTAGTACCAGTGACGTTTATACGTATTCCGATGCGACGATATCAGCCCACACGTATTACACCAATATTATAGACAAACTTATCACGGGTGTAACTGTCGGGGGCCAAGTCCTTTGCCACGTAGATGGATGGGTGGATGGTTTGGCAAGCGGGGACCCTTTCGCCGGATTTATATTAGATACTGGAGGCGACTGGCAAAGCATTAGCTCTCCGGGCGGCACTGTGCGATATGCTGCGCGCCGCGTGGGGGTAAGGGCCTCAAGTGGTGACACAAATTGGGCTATCCCGTTTTCAATTGGAGTCACCACAACGGCGACATATGGAAACGTTCAAGTCCTATTCGCGGGTATGAATCAACGATACAATAGTACGACGACCGCTGGACCGACCGTTTATTTCAGGGACTTAACACTGACAGTAACGAGGCTGAAACGATGACTTGTTATATAGCCCTCTCTGGTCGCACTAACACGCTCTATTCTAGCACAAGTCTTCCACCAGCGGATGAAACATATATCACTGTAGAATCACCGCCAAGAATAAATAACTACTATTTAAAAAACGGCAGTATCCTGAAGAAACCACAAACAGATCTTCCGCATCCAGTCTTTGACATTGAGACAGAGACTTGGTCAACTGACACAGTAAAGATTTGGGCCTCTCTGCGAATGGACCGTAACAGGCTACTATCGCGTAGTGATTGGACCCAAATCCTCGACAGCCCTGTGTCATACATTAAGCGCAGCGAGTGGACAGTCTACAGACAGGCGTTGAGGGACCTACCAGATAATACGCCTGATCCAGCCAACCCAAGTTGGCCGACAGAGCCAAGCTCATGATGAAGATGATGAAGCAGGACATCCAAGTTCGCCAGTCGATCATGGAACTGCAGACCCTGATGATGCATGGGGCCCAGACAGGCGAGATCGAAGACAACACTGATAGAACTACGTTAGAGCACTTCTTTACTCCTCTAGATGAGGACTATGGGTGTTCCACTTATGCAAGACAATTGTTTATGCCAGAGGGCATGGTCCTCGTTGGGAAGATACATAAGAAGCCTCACCTCACGTTCTTAATCAAAGGTACTATATCAGTAGTATCGGAGAGTGTGGGCTGTCAGAGGCTCACAGGCCCAATGACCTTTGTGTCACCATCGGGTGTCAAGCGTGTGTTCTACGTTGAAGAAGACACAATTATTACAACAATACATCTCACAAAAGAGACCAAAGAAGCCAACTTAGACAAGGTTGAAGGCGAGGTAATTAGCCCAACTTACGAAGCTATGGGCCTTGAAGAGCCAGACCTTAATGGTCTCAACAACTTCTTAGAGAACCTCGGACAACGCAAGGAATAACTGTAAAATGACATGGGCAATGATTGGATCCGCTGTAATAGGCGGTGGCATGGGTCTTATGGGGGCCAACAAACAGGCCTCTGCACAAAAAGAAGCCAACAAAGCTAACATGGCGGCTTTCAACCAGTACAAGCCATATGTTGACGCAGGTCTATCTGGTGGTCAAGGAGCCTTCAACAATTCTCTAGGCGGTGGTTACTACCAAGGCCCCACCTACGCTGGCCCTAATCAGTTCCAGACTGGTACTGCCAACACGATGGGCGGCTACGGTCAGGACCTACAGGACAAAGGCTATGGGATGATGTCCCAGAACAACCAGTTCGGGCAGAATGCCAACAACTTGTACGGCAGGTTCACAGGTCTAGCCGACCAGGCGTCAACCACAGATCGAATGGGCAACGCCATTGATTATGCAACAGCCAACTCAGGTGCCTTGACGAATAGTCTCATGCGTAACGACAGACGAAACCTGGAGGAGGGTGTCCTCCCAGGTATCAACATGGCCGCAACTGGCTCAGGTAATGTCAACAGCAGTCGCGCTGGGGTAGCAGAAGGTGTTGCTAACCGAGGCTACGAGGACCGCTATGCCGACATGAACAACCAGGTTACCAATAGCCTGATCGACAGATCTCTCCTACAACAAGGCCAGCAGTTCTCTGACGCATCCAACGCATTGTCCAAAGCAGGTAATGCCAACAGCCAGGTCTCAGGTGCCTACAACACAGGCATGAACGCCATGCAGCAAGGTGGCAACATGGGAATGAACGCTGGTGGTGCTCTACAAGGCTACGACCAGGCACAAATGAACGACAATAGAGCTAATTTCGAGGGCAACAGGGACTTTGGATACAACATGTACAAAGACTACATGTCTGGCATGTTAGGCAAGGCCCCAACGAGCTCCAACGTAAACAATCCAGTACCAAACAACATGATGTCTGGTGCTCTAGGTGGCGCTGGGATGGGCTTTGGGTTTCAGAACAAATATGCACCTAATGGCTTAGTAGAATCTCCAATGTTTAACTCAATGTTTGGCGGTGGCCCTGGCCTCGGTCTCAGTTTTAATTAGGAGTTCCTAGAGATGCAAATACATCCTGTCCCTGATCCCCGAACAGCCACTGATGCCGACATAGCTTCCTTTATTCGCGCTTATGCAGCAGCCAAAAAGTCTGGAGCTATAGGTGGACCAGACACTGGTCTTATTGATTATAGTGAACAAGAGTTTGAAGCAGAGATATTGAAAGCATCCTATGGTGAAGAAACAGTCCGTGATGCCCTGGCTGGAGTAACCAATCCGTGGGGTAACACAATGGTCACCCCTTTGCATGAGCGTAAAGCACTCCAGGACTTCAGCAACATCTCAGAAGCCCCAAGTATCCGTGCAGCCCTCTCCCAGAATGTAGTCCAAGGCAACAGAGCGCCCAAGGAGACCCCCATGAATCCAGCCCTCAGCGACCCCATGTCTGCAGCCAATCGTCCAAACCCTGGATCACTGACAGCTAACCTCCGTGGGTCCCAGATGCCCAACCAAAAGATAGACATGAACGAGGCCCTGATCCGCATGGGTGGTGCAATGAGTGGCGTACCGATGTTAGAGAACTTAGGTAGCAGCTATGGTGAGATCCAGGACTACAACAGAGCCCGTGAGAAGGAAGCCTTTGGAATCGAGGAGGCCCGTAGGAAAGCCATCCAGGATAGGATCACTGCGTCCACCAAGGCGGCTGAAGCAAGCTCTATGTCTTCTGACGAAATGATCCAGGCTGAAACATCATATAGCCAAATGCAAGAGGCTATGGCGGCCCTTAAATCTGGTAACCTCACTGGCCCTATAGCTGGACGTTTGGGGGCCTGGTTGGACCGTAGTGGTTTAACAGATCGTTACTTTGGCAACGAGGCAGGTGCCAGACGTGCATATATGAGGTCTATCCTCCAAAATATCCAGGTTGATGACACATTGCTCAAAACAGCAAACACCAAAGGTGCAATCTCAGACAAAGAGATGGAATTGTTTAAAAGCCCACTACCCAAAATCACTGACGACGAGGGCGTATGGAAACTTTACATACAGCAGCGAATGGATGTCCTCAATAAGATCATGGGCTCACAAGGCACTTCAAGTTCAAGTAACTCTGCAGTCTCGCCAGAACAGATTGCTGAGGCCGACAAATTAGTAAACGGGGGTTAAATTATGACGCAAGACCCCAGGCTTGGTTCCTACAGTAAATGGCTGATAGCCAACAAAGACAAAAAAGATACGCCAGAGTGGCAAAAGGTTTCAGATGTTTACAAAAGCATTAGAGCCAATGCAGCCCCAGCGCAGCCCACACAGGTCCCCACACAAACAACTGGCGATACTTCTATTGGTACTGCTTTTGCGGTTGCGGATGCCCAGGCAGAATCTGCAGCAACATCAGGTATGGCTTCTCTTTCAAGAAACCTTGAAGATAGCTTTTTAGCCGATGTTCAGAGAACTGGGCGTGAGAAATTTGCAAACCCAGTTCGTGAATTTATTGGTCTAGACCCTCTAGATACAGATGCAATTAACAAAGCAGCAACTCAAAAGTTTGAAACCGCTGCAAGCCTTTCGGCTGAGGCTGCACAAAAACTACAAGATGATTTAAACTTTCGTAACCTGACAACGAAAGACATTAATAGTCTACCATCCTTTTTAAACTATGTAACCCAAAAGACTGCACAAGCAGCCCCATACATGGGTGTCGCTTTAGCTTCTGGAGGTACTCTTACTTATCCGTTTAGCGTAGGTGAAATAAGCCAGAGTTTGCAAGAAATAGACGGCCTTCCACAGAACCAAAAAGATAACATTGCCGCCACTGGTGGTCTTATTATGACTGCCCTAGAAAACTTAGGTATTGCAAAACTTTTACCTGATGGAATCTCAACAAGTATTCTTGGTGGAATGGCAAAAGGTTTTATTTCGGAAGGATCAACTGAAGGACTACAAGAACTAGTTGTAATTGGGTCTGAAGCTATTGCAGGTAAAAAGTTTAGCGAAGGTGAGATCCTAGATAGGCTTAAAGAGGGCGTTGCTGCAGGGGGTGCCGTAGGTTCATCTTTTAAAGGCACAACTTCACTATATAGTAAAGCTAAAGAGGCTGTCCTAAAAGACGTAGAAGCCTCTGACCCACAAGCTGCATCAGATATAGCCAGACAACTAAAGCAAATAGCTGAAGCTGAGGGTTTTAACCTTAAAAATACAGACGTTAGCGCCCAGATGGGTGCCAAGGGAGCCTTAGAGGCTGTACGAGAAACCAACAACGGTGAAATCACTGAGCTTGTGAAGACACTCAAGCCTCTTCTCAACAGTAAAGACGCCGAATCCCTAGATCAGATGGTCAATGACTTTGCACCAGCTAATGCCGCAATTAAGTCAGGCAAGAACAAGGTGTCAGGGTACGTCACAAAGTCACAAATGCAAGCTCTAAGCCGCCTGGTTGCTCCATACCAGGAGGGCCAAGCCCTGATGAATGCTTTGGCTAAGTCAAACACCATCACTGGACTTTTCAAGGATGGCATGAAGGGCGGCATAAGTCAGTTCACGGACTACTTCAGCCCCTTTGGTTCATCAGGCGCAGTTTATGACCCCACGCGCATGGGTAATATCATCATTGGTGGTGGTATGGCTGGTGTCACACAAGGGACATCCATTCCACTGCAAGCTGGTGTAGTAGGCCTGGGTCGCCTAGTTGATGCAGCCACTGGTCGTCGCAATAGGTTATCCAATTTCGTCAACAAGAACCTCTACAAGGATGGACTACCAACACCCAAAGGCGAAAGCCTCATTGAGAAAGCCCAGAACGCTGAACTCAAGGAAGCCCAGCTAGTCGAAGAAAGTAATGCCCGTCGAGAAGCCATTGCAGCCGTGTCCAAGGAGATTAATGCTCCCCCCAAGGATAATTCACCTATCGGCACCATCCTGTCAGGCACAGGGTTGGATCAAAATGGACTTGTGGAGGTCATCGAACAGATGTCCCAGGATCACGCCAACAAACCTGAGCTTATCCCTGTCCTAGACAGCATTAAGCAGAACCTTGAGGGTGGCAAGAACCCAGTCCTGGAGCTCAACGAGATTGTCCCAGTAATCGGACAGTTTGCCCAAGCTAATCGACCAGAACTTATAGTTGCACGTCCAGACAATGAGCTTTTAGCCCGTACCTACAATCCTCCAGCGCAAACTGAAGCACAAACCCAAGGCCCAGCGCAGCCTCAAGCTCCTCAACAGTCAGGCAACCAATCCACAACCCCAGAGAACTACCAAGCTGGGCAGGATGACAACAACACTTTTGTCAGAAACCTAGAGTCCAAGCTGGCAGATGACACAACCCTAGCACCCCTAGACAAAGCCCAGCTGGCTACAGCCCTAGCAGACATGCAGTTGAGCCTTGGCCCTAACCCAGTCGAAGCTATGACTGAGATGGTCGAGGATCTGGGAAACATGGGTGTACCTCAGGAAGCTATCGAAACGTATGTCAAACCGTATGCTGACCGTGTGATCAAGCAGCAGGACCGCGCAGCTAGACTTGCAGCCCCAGTTGAGCGTGAGGTTGCTCCAGAATTCCAGGAGCAATCCCCAGTTAATCCTGAGCTTGTTGCGAAAGCTCCACAACAGTTTCTACCTCAGCAAGCACGGGATTTAACTCCAGATTATAAATCATCAGTTATTTTTAGTGATTCAGAGCCTCTTAGTAAGCAGTTAAAGGATCTTACTGCAGAGACCCGTGCAAATGAACTTCAAGATGACTTATATACTAAGGCTGTTCGTGTTGTAACTGTGGATGGCACGGTTGCCCCTTCATATCTTCAGCGTAAACTAGGCATTGGCCTTAATAAAGCTGCAGAGCTAGTTTTCCAAATGGAACAGGAAGGCTTTGTCAGCCCTGCAAATCACGTTGGCAAACGAGAGGTTGATCCAGAATTAGCGCGAGAACGTCTTGATGAGCTTGAGGCTCCAGTTGATCCTGAGTCAAACATGGAGCTCGACCAGGATCCTCTGATCAATTTGCCAAGCGCCCCAGCCCTCCAAGACGTTGTACCTACAGGCACAAACACAAATGTACCTATGGAGACTGCAGTTACCAGGTCATCAAACATGGCAAGGTCCAAAGTTTACGCTAAGGGTAGAGATCTCAAGCTAGACATTCAGAGAGCATCCTTAAAAGCCCAAAAAGCAAACAACGTAAACCTCCAGGAGATGACACCAGAGAACGCCGTTAGATTAGCGGATTTTGCTGTATTTGACGCTTTAGAGGCCATCAAGACAAACCAAAATGCTATTGGCTGGTATGAAGGTACTATTGATCAAATGGTGGACAACCTTAGCCAGGTTGTTCCAGAGATAAAAACTAATCAACCAAATCGTCTTCAGTTCCTTTGGGCCTTAGCCGTTACGTCAAACGGGCTGGTGGTAGATAAGAATCTAAACTTGGCTGTAGCTGTCTATGAGCACCTCCAAAAGACAGGAAGATTCCCAGCAAAGATGGGCATAGGTACTGCCGCGCAAGGGATAAACGAGGGTTTAGCTAAGTACCACAAGATGATCGACAAGTTTGATGGAGACCATCAGGCATTAGAAGACTTTATGCTTAAGAAGATGCGCTCTGGCGACATAGAGGGTATCGTCGGAATAAAACCAACGGGCGAAGGCGAAAACGCTATCGTCCGTGGTGCAGCAGTACTCGGAGCCAAGATTGGCAATGGATTCTTCAGCAACCTTTATGGAGAATATGATGCTCTGACTATGGACCGCTGGCTTATGCGAACTGTAGGCCGCTGGCGTGGCAACTTGGTCAAAAAGAACAAGCCAATGGAGCGCCAAAAACGCGACGAGCTTTGGAACTACTTAACGGGCTTAGACGACACTCAATTAGCTAGGCTTAAGAAACTCTACAAAGGCACTGGCACAAAGATATCCAACAAAACCATGAGTGACGCAGCTTTGGACAAGCTTTCAGTTGCTACAGCTAAACTTTCTATGAAACCCGAATGGCGTGATCTTATTAACCCAGAGTTTAAAGATGTAAGGCTTATTGGGAATGGATTGGCAGGGTACTTAGATGGTCAAGTAGAAGCTCCAGCAGGTCCATCAGAGCGCCAACATATTAGAGATATCTTCCAGAAAGGCCTTGAAGATCTTAACAACAACCCCGAAGTTAGGAAGCTAAGTAATAAACCACTAACGATGGCCGACTTCCAGGCGTTGTTGTGGTATCAAGAGAAACTTCTTTATGATACGGCTAAAAAGCCAATTGGAGAGCAAAACAAGGAATATAAAGATGAAGAAGCGCCAGACTACGCAAACGCCGCGCAAAAGCTCGTCACTAGAAGAGCAATTGAGCGAGATCGACTGGGATCTTCTGGATCAACTAGCCGACGAGGAGGAGGGCCAAGTGCGTCCAATGATGTCCAACGAGGGCAATCCGTTTCAAAAGGCGCACTTGAACTCGACCAAGACGCCCCAGCCCTCGCCAGAGCCACTAACGGAGGACGCTCTACAGACGATCTTCGGCAAGATGGACGAAGCCAAGAAGAAGGGACCCAAAGACTCCCAGCATTGGCACTACAGAATACGCCAAGAGAGCCCCAACTCGTAAGCAGCCTTAATGAATTAGGCAATGCAGATATACTTAATGATTTCTTAGCTAGACCTGGGTGGTCTATACTTACAGCCACCCAGGAAAACCTTAGCCCCACTATTAAGGACAAAAGAAACCAAGAGAACAACGCAGATCTTGAAAAGCAACTCCAAGACCAAAACATCCCGTATCTTCCTGTTTCTGGTGCTTACAAAGGTGTAGACCAGGGTCCTAGCTTTTTGATACTTACAGATGAACCTGCAGCAATGGCTTTAGGTCGAAAGCACCTCCAGGAAAGCATCCTGACAAATAACGGTCTTGTATATACAAAGCGCACCCAGCCAAACACACTGCCTACCCAGCAAAACGAATTTGGCCCACAGGCTCAACAGGAAGACTTTTACAGTACTGTTTCTGGCCTCCCGTTTTCTATGGGTCTCGACTTAAAGACTGGCCCAGGTAATCCAGTCTTTAAGCCAGGGTTTGTGGAGGCACAAAACAGGCCACAGCTACCTGTAAGAGTTTCAGATGGCCTCGTAGAGCTTCATCACTGGAGTTCAAAACAACTGAAATCAATAGACCCAAAGAAAGCTGGCACGGGTCCATACTCAGGTGCCGAGCGTAGGCGTAGCGCTAAGTTAGGATTCTTTGGTATTAACCCAAGACAAAACCTGAGAGAGCAAGGCACTGGCTACGTTAAAGAGCCATCTCTAGGCGGCTATGAGCACATAGCACTTGTAGACCCAAATGATCTCTACCCAATAATTGAAGACCCAGATGGCATCTTGGCTGACATAGGGTCAGACATTAGCGACCTAGAAAAGGCAATTAAGGATGCAGGTTATAAAGGTTATTACACGACAGATGATGGTAGTGGCAGAGCACCCCTAGGAAATGTCGCAGCATTGTTTGATCCCATTGAAGTTTCAGAAGTCAAATCAAAACCTCAAGAAGAGCTCGACCAAAGCATCCCAGCCCTCAGCAATTTCCTCCGCAATGGAGCGGCCAAACTAAGAGCCCGTATTGCTCCTCGCCCAACTTCCCAACAAGTAAAATCACAGGCACCTGTTGCCCGTGCTCTCTTTGAGATTGGCAAAAAGGGATCCCAGTTTGAAAACGGCATTACGAACATTGATGATGCACTTAAGCTGGCTAAGGCTCTCTCAATAACCGTCAACATGTTTCACGATCAGCAACAGATGGCAGAAGCTGCAGGGTACACTGAGAATAAGCCAGGAATAAGAGGTGTCTTTGTAAAAACTCCTGGTGGGTCATCTGGAGAAGTTTTTGCCTTAGAGCCCGGCACAGAAACAGGCAGAGGACCTATTAGTGATATCGATGCATTAACTACTGTCCTCCATGAAATCTTTCACGGAGTTGGCGCTGGCCCTATGTCAGGCTCAAGGATGTCAGGAATTGCACTGCCTGTAGACGTAGGTAGGGCAATGGCAAAAAGCCCTGAGAACGCAATGAGGCGTATGATTAAAAAGCCCCAGGGCAAGCGTACCAACCAGGAGCGCAAAATCATGCACGAAATTAAGCGTCTTCAAAACCAGATTGGCGTTTACGCTGAAGCTAACCCCAAAGAACGTAGATCCGTGCGTCTTCTGACAGCATCTATGGATGCCTTTGCTGAGAAGCGAGGTAGTATGTCCCCAGAACTGCAGTTGGAAGTTGAACAGGATATTTCTAACTATGAGCAATACATCCGAAAGACATCTGAGTTTACTGTTGACCCCCTCTGGGTCTATGCGTTTAACCCTAAGCTTGCCAAAGCAGTAATGCCTGAGACCACTAAATGGATCAGGGAAAACCTTAAGGCCGCTGGTAATCCCAACATCCAATTCTACAGTCACCCACTTGCAATGACTGTTGCTGTCGTTGCGGCTATCCTGGCTCAACAGGAGGCTGCTGAGGAAGAAGAAGACCAACAGCGCCAAATGATGCCCCCAGGAGCTCTGAGCCCCCAGATGGGAGCACTATCGGCTGCATAAGTAGCGCAACTAAGGAAGCACCCCACATGAACAAGACCGCCTTCGACTTTGTGTCGATCCTCTTGGCATTCCAGACCATTAAGGAATCAAAGCTCCTCACTGAGAATCAAAAGCAAAAGATATACACCGATATGCTGAGAGCACTGCCCCCAGATGTCTTTTGTTCCACATGCATAGATACGATGAAAATCGTCGAGGAGGTCTTAAAGAATGCCCAAACCAAAGCAGCCCCGAAAAAAAGCACAGAAGGAATACACGCACCCACTGAAGGGAGCGAAGGGAAAAGCGAACTACTTCGCAAAACTAGCGCTGACCCCAGAGGGTCGAGAGTTAAGAAAGCAGTGGTCAAAAAAGCCTAGGATTAACCCTGGGCGCCCCAAGGACACCCGTGACGGGTATACTTTGGAACAGATAACGCCGCTTAGGGAGAAAGCTAAAGCAGAAGCGAGGATAA